GTTCCATCTTTTTTCCTTAGGTGTATTGCACCGTCAATTATTTCAATTTCAATCGTATCACCTTCTTTCCAACCAGATTCTTTGAGCATCTCTGGAGGAAAAGTGAACATTACATTAGCAGAATCGCCAGGTATATCCTGAAATAAATCTTCATAATTATAAACTGTCATTCTTTTCCTTCAACTCATGGTAAGCTTCCAAATCTTTTTCATACAATGACATAATAGCCCATTGCTTGGTCACATCTTCTAATGCGTCCAACTCGGTTTGATAAGGTGTAGGTTCACGTTGAAGTTTATTTGTATATTCACTCATAACAATTTTCTCTCTTTGGATGTTTAGGCTTACGATTGTATTGTACACTACTCTTATGAGTTTGTAAAGGTTTAATTGGTGTCCGACAATGTGGACGTTGTAATTTAACAACAAGTGTAACTTTAGTATTCATTTTATCTTCTCATTCTAGAAATGTCCACGGCCTGCTCATCGGTGAAAACCGGTACGGCATTGGACTTGTGCATTGTAGCAATACCTTTGACCATTGAACCTGTATAGACTTTAGGTGCAGGTTTAGTTGCAACACCTAGTCCAGTATTCAATGACGGATGGCGTACCGTATCACGACCTGGCGGTGTGGATAAACTATACGACCAGTTACTGGTATTTACTGGTTTTAATTTTTTAGTGGGGGAATGTTGAAGCAACCACTGGTCGTACTGCTCTCTCACAGCCTTCGGTGGTTTCTTTTTCTTGGATTTTGGTGGCGAACCATAAAATATCATAGACACTCCTTGCTAACAGAGTATCTATTATACTACACTACGGGCACCAAGTCAAGAGTTGTGTTGTATTAATACAACGCTTTACGGTTTCTAGGTCTTAGAGATATAGATTCCTGTCCGGAATAATCCATATCCTCAAAATGTTTAAAATTCTTATTTTGTTTGAACTTCTTAGGTTTCTTTTGAGTTTGATTATAGTCTTCAAAAGTATCCCTATCTTTACGAAACTTACCTACAAATTTTGACACACACTTCTCCGTTTACGGCAATAAATCCTTAAAAGCCTCTTTTACAAATTTGTAATCTAGACCTTTAACGCCTTGGTCTTTCCGTAAAATGCCGGCTATAATTTCGGCTTCACGGGGTTCCAACGATTCTAACATTTGAATCATCAATTCATTTCTTCGTCTTGGTGTTAGTGCTTCTGCTGTAGGGTGTCCTTTTTGGACAATGTAAATTCTACGTATTTGATTACCTAGAGTATCGTGTGTAATTCCTGGTAATACATCATTTGGAATTTTATAGTTATCTGGAATGTCATCAATCATCCATTGATAATGTGGATGAAAAGTCAGCTTAAGCACTTCTACTAAGATAGGGCTTAGGTTTTTTCCAATTACATTCATGCGTTCTTTTTTATTCTTGGCTTCCTCGAACTCATCGAATACTTCATATATGTGTTTCATTAGAATTCCTCAATTACTTCCATTAAATTTGTCAGTTTGTTTTCAACAAAATAGTTGAACATCTTTCCTCTAGATGGTGGTTTAATATCATCGTAAGTATTTATAATTTTTGATTTTATTTCGTCTGGTATCATTGTCAGGTCAATAAGCATCTTATTGCGTGACCAACCAACTAATGCTTCGGCATCTTCCCATTGTTCTGGTGGTGTAGTCATTAATTTCTCCAAGACGCCTTTGGTAATTGGCTTCTGTCTCAACTCATTGACAAAACAATCTGCTGGTGATAGTACATTAGGAATGCCATCACCTTTATCGCCACGGATAATTTTCTCTTTCAAATCTTCTAATGGATTCTCAGACACAACATACTTCTTCAATGAAGGATTATACTGTTTAATTTTGTACTTAGATTGACCGTTGTATTGTTGTAACTGTGGAAAGTCACCGTCACTTGATAGAATCAAAATGTTTTCATGCATAACATGGCGTGGTGCTAATGTACCAATGATATCATCGGCTTCGGCACCTTCAACGTCAATACACTTGTATGGGAAATATTCTTTTAGTTCCAATTTAAACTTGGCTAACATATCAAAGATTAAGTGCCAATCTAAATCAGACTTATCTCTTGCCTTTTTACGGCCTGCCTTGTAATGTGGGAACCATTCTTTGCGCCAGTACTTGCGGTTGTCACAACATAGTACTACTTCTCCGTATTCTTCACGGAAGTTCTTTAGGTGAGTCCTGATGATGTTCAGGATCATGTGACGTATTAAGTCTTCTTCTAACTTAACACCTTTGGAATTGTTAATCTGTGCCATTAGGCCAGACAGTAACACTTGGTTCAAATCAACGAGTATCATTTTAATCTTTCATAACGAACGTCTATTCTAACACACTTTTTTCAAATTGTCAAGTATATCCTGGAATATTGGCCCGGATTTTGTGGTTTTTCGTACAGCAACACCATACCAATCCTGGGGAATTAGATTTGAAATGTACTCTCGAATATCGGCAAATACGGCCTCAAAACTATCAATATGTGTAGGTTTTTCTTCGTCCCATTTGAACAATACAATATGGTATGAAGGACCTACGGAAGTTTCATCTACCGGTTCACCTTTAGATTCGTCTTTATATTCCTGACTTATAACAGCCAAAGCATTATCATCATCTTCATGAGGTAAAAAAGAAATAAAGTCAAATTCTTTTATTTCTTTCATAAAGTCTAGCATTGTAATCCTTTAATGTGTGATTTTCGTACTCTTACCATAATCCATGTATTATAATAATCGTCACTCTCAAGTGCACCTTTTAGAAACTGTTCTTTAGCTTCGAGATAACCACATTCACCTTTTGATTTACAAAGGTAGATAATCTCTCGGTTAAAGTTCTCTTGGCCCAATTGTAACACATCTTTAGTCACCTCGGCACTACTACCATAGTAAGTTTGCCAGTCCGAGGATACTTTTATTTTTTTCTTCTTCCCCTTTACTACTTTTGTTTTAGAGGAGTAGAAGAATTTCTTTCCAATGTATTTTTTACCGGTTAATTTGTTGGTTATTAGATACACAAATCCATAATTGTCACCAATCATTTCTTCGGTAAAATCTTCAAGTTTGTATTTCCAATTTAATTGTCCCATCCTTCATCCTCATCAAAGTCATCATCCTCCTCTATATAGTTGGTGATTTCTTCGATGGCTTCTCCGCAGAACGGACAAAACTCTGGATATTCGGCTGAGGTCAATTCTTCAACATAGGCAACATCATAGCTAGATTCACAGTTATGACATTCGGCTGTTATGGTTTTATCCATTATAACTCCTTAATGAGCCCAAACATCTCCCCAGTCTCCTGATAAAGCACCTTTTGCATAATCGGTTGCTCTATTCTCAAAGAAGTTGGTATGAGTTGGTGCGTTAATCATTTCCTCAACCCATGGTAGAGGATTACGTTTTACTTTGAATATGCCTTTTAGACCTAAAGATATCAAACGCCTATCAGCAATGTAACGAATATACTTCTTCACATCTTCTGACGTTAGTTCTTCCATAGGACCCATCTCAAAAGCTAAGTCAATAAACTTATCTTCTAATTTGACCATATTCTCGGCTATCGTATATAGGCGACCTTTCAACTCATCGTTCCAGATTTCATTATTCTCGTTGATATAGGTTCTAAACAGTTTAATCATGTTCTCTGTATGTTGAGTCTCATCAACAATTGACCATGTAACGATTTGACCCATACCTTTCATCTTACCGTGTCTTGGGAAGTTTAGCAACATAATGAAAGAGGAAAACAATTGCATACCTTCTGTGAAGGCAGAGAATGTAGCAATGTGAGTTGCTGTGTTCTCTTTAGTTGTGTTTTGACCAGAGATGTTCAACACATAATCGTGTTTCTCTTTCATGGCTGCATATTCTAAGAATTCGTTATAAGTTGTCTCAGGTAAACCTAGTGTTTCAATCAAGTGTGAGTAAGCTGCAACGTGTAATGCTTCACGAGCCGCAAACCCTAACAACATCATACGAACTTCAGGCTGAGGAAAATAAGGAAGATAGTTAGTGACGTAGCCGCCAGCAACATCAATATCTCCTTGAGTAAAGAAACGAAAAATGTGTGTGAGGAATTTTTTGTCAGTTTCATTTAGTTTTTTCCAATCTTTAGTATCTTCAAGCATTGGTACTTCTGTATGTAACCAATGAGATTGTTCATGTTTTAGCCATGCTTCATATGCCCATGGATAGTTAAAAGGTTTAAATGATGTACGGCCTTCTGTAATATTTGTATTTGTTTTTTTAATCATTCTCCAGCCCACTCTTTAAGTTGTTTAGGTGTTTTAACTCCAACCATACGACTAACCTCTGTGTTCTCATCCAATAGAATCATAGTTGGTAAATTACGAACACCATACTCATTAGCAATTTCAGTATTCTCATCAATATCGTATACTTCAACAGGTGTTTTTAACTCAGCTCTCACCAAGTTTTCTTTTAGTTGTGTACATGGTTTACACCATGACGCTGTAAATCTTAATATTCTTTTCATTTCTTTTTCTTTTCTTCGGTTTGTTCAATACTCGGTGGGAAATAAGGCTCTATCACATAGTGCTCTGCACCCCACCACCCTATTGCGGTAAAGAAACCGCCTACTAATAATTCTGCTATTAACATTTATCTCTCCATCAAATCATTCACAAAATCTAATAGTAATTCATGTTGTAAACCACCATGATATTTACCCTTCATCCAACTATAACTATCATACCAAAATTCTTCACTTTCAGGATGACAACCAATTAGACCAATATTGTTTTGAACAATGGCCATTGGCATACCTGTGTTGGTATAAGTGGCGTGAGTTTCATACACACCATCACCAATGAAAGTTGGACCATCATAAAAGAACATATCTTGATAGTGACCGTTATACCAATTTGTTGGCATATTCTTTGCATGAGGTCTTCTAGTACAAGTACCTTCTTGTTTTATATATTGAACTGCATCCACATCTTCCAATATATTAAAGTAATGTTTGCCAGCCCAAAATGCCCCCATACAAATACCAAGATACTTACCACCCTTCTTCACAAACTTTCTAACATACTTACCATTTTTACCAAGTAAGTTATCAAAAGAATCCGAATCACCAAATCCACCAGGAAATGCCACCATATCAATATTCTTATCAAAGAACCCATCTTCCATTTCATTCTTAGAAAACAATTTGAAATGGTAATGGTCCTCAAGTGCCTTCAATAGTCCATTGCCAGATTGAACTGAACATTTTGGATCATTAATAAACATGGCAATGGTGGGTTTCATTTTAGCCTTCACAAGCAAGACAGTCGTTACCTTGGGCAACTTGTGTCATGTCTAATTCCTTAATAACTTGTCTTTCAATTCTCTTTGATACCTTATCGGCCTTACCAATCTTTTCAGAACGGCAATAGTATAATGTCTTAAGTCCTTTTTTCCATGCCGTGAAATGTATTGCATGAATGTACTTAATATGTGCATCTGGTCTAAAGAATAGATTCAATGATTGTGCTTGGTCGATATACTCTTGTCTATCTGAAGCCAATTCAATAACCCATCGTTGGTCTATTTCCATAGATGTTTTGAATACATCCTTCTCCAAGTCCGATAGAATATCCAAATGTTGAACAGAACCATCATTAGCAATAATACTAGACCAAATGTCATTATAATCATTTTCGTCTTTTGCCTTCTCTTTGATAATCTTATCTAACCATTTGTTCTTGTTTAAATATGCTCCCGATAATGTATCCTGACGATATGCGTTAGCACGATAAGGTTCGATAGAAGGAGAAGTATTTCCCATAATGATAGACGAAGAAGCATTTGGAGCAATAGCCATAGTATGACTGAAACGTTTACCAGTGCCAACAGCATCAGGGGCTTCACCTCGTTCTTTACCCAATTCCAGATTTGCATGGTCTAAACCTTTCTTAATATGTTTAAAGATTTGGTTATTAGTTACTTTTGCAATTACGCCTTCGAAAGGGATTCCCAACTTCTGTAGATAAGCATGAAAGCCGAGAGCACCCACACCAATGCTACGCTCTTGGCTAGCAGAGAATTTGGCTCGTGCAATAGTATCAGGAGCATTGTCAATAAAGTATTGCAATACGTTATCCAACATCTCCGCAACGTCCCGTAAAAACAACTTATTATTCTTCCACTCATCATATGTCTCCAAGTTCAAAGACGATAAACAACATACAGCTGTTCTTTGTTCATTAGTTGGTAGAATGATTTCGGAACACAAATTGGATTGGTGTACTTTTAAACCTTTGTCTTTCAACCACTTTGGTAACTTTCTATTGCTAGTATCAATGAAGTGAATATAAGGTTCACCTGTGTGCATACGTAGTTCTAAGATTTGTTGCCACAAGTTTTTAGCTGACACAACATCTCTCACTTCTCCCGTATGTGGGTCCTTTAATTGCCAATCATCATTAGCATTTGGATCCAACATACATCTCTCAATAATCTCCATAAACGAATCTGGTATATTGATACCGTGGTGTAGATTCAAACAGCGTACATTGGGATCACCAGTTGGTTTTCTTAATTCAATAAATGATGTTATGTCAGGATGACTAATATCAAGATAAGCGGCATAAGAACCACGGCGAGTACGGCCTTGACGATAAGCAAGAGAACTTGCATCATACATTTTAAGGTGAGGCATAACGCCAGTAGACTTGTCATCAGCAGACCTAATACCAAAACCGATACCCACTCCACCGCCGAGCATAGACAACCAATTAGTTTCTGATAAGTTTTCAACTAAACCCTCCGCAGTATCTTCAATATAGTTGAGAAAACATGATATAGGCATACCACGCTTAGACCTACCAAAAGATAAGATAGGAGTAGAATAAGAAAGCCAATGTTTACTGCTGTAATCATACAGTCGTTGAGCGTGTTCTTTATTACTTCCAAATGTTTTTGATACATATGCAAACCTATGTTGTGGTGATTCTTCATCCTCTCTCATATAAGACTCTTTAAGTCTCTTAACTCCTAATTCATCAAACAGTTTATCTCTCTCTAAATCTATCTTAATACCTAGATACTCTGTCATACTCATCCTTCTTATTATTTTATGCAAATTGCTCTAAATCAGGTGGAGTCCAGCCTTCTGGTTTCAACACCTTACCATCTTCTCTTTTTAATACTTTACCTGTTATCGGATCAATCTTTGCTAAATTAGAACGTGCAACTTCTTTCCATGCACCTTCTACATCAAAACCTTTCATGTAACAGTAACCAAGAATCACCCAAATCATATCCATACAAGCATCAAGGTCTTCTACCTTAGTCTTTGCATCCATGAACTCATTATATTCTTCTTCAATCAAATCAATATAAAGTGCTTCATTATCCCAATTTTTTTCTTGGTCACAAGCTTCGATAAATTTTACTACATCATTATACATTATCATTCTCCAAATTATTATATATTCTCTTTATATGTAAGAAAAAATTTTCATTACTTCTATTCTTTTTCATATCATTACAATCCCAACAACAAGAA